CAACATGGTCTGCCTTAGTAGAGTGGGTGCTACTCTTAAGAAAGTCTTAACGCTCAATATAAATTGATGACTTGACAAAAGGAGTTCACACGGTCTATCATGAAAAAACAAAGAAAACCCCAGGAGGTAAAATGGAAGAATTGGAACTTTTAAGCTATTCGTATCATGCGGGCAAACTTCTGGATGCACAATTGCGTAAAGAGGAAGAACTAAGCTTAAATTTTGAAGAAACCGAAGAAGTCCCCAAAGAATTATCTACCCCTGAATACTGGGAAATACAAGGGAAAAGGATTCACCCAGAGGACAAAGTGGTGTACTTTGCTTGGACAGGAGAAAAAGCAGAGTTATTGCTAGGCGTAGTTCGAGCAGTAGAAAATACCAAGTTGGTCTTATCCGTGAATGGGAAAACGGTAAACTTATTCCCTGGGGAAAAAACGGTTGCTATTGTGGAATAATCCCTATATAATGGAGAATCTAAAAAGTTCTACCCTAAAAGAGCTTGAAGAAGCCCAAAAAGAGGGTAGAACTCCTATTATTGTGGACACTAAAGGGGGAGAGTTAGATATAGCGATAGAGTTAGCCCAAATGTGTAGTACACCTGTACTGGTCAGAAGGGCTATAAGTGCGGGCGGGGTATTCGCACTACTAATAAAATCAGAATTAAGATTTTGTGAAAAGGGTGGATTCCTATTGCTCCATGAGCCAGTAGCGAGTAAAACCCTACTATCAGAGAAAGAAGCGGAAATAATAGTTGACAAAAAGATAGAGTTAGTAAAAGAATTACAGAAAGTTAACCCCCAAATACCCTTTGAGCAGTTTAGCAAATGGTTGAAAAAGGGTATTTGTTTTGCGGACACGGGGTTAGCAGAGAAATTCTTCTTTAGGATGGAAAATGAAATACCACCCCCAATAGTCTTTAACGCTGGTATGTGATTTTAAGGGGGATTTCTCTAATCCCCTGTTTTAGTGTGGCGGACAATAGTGGAACTACCGTGTTTCGGAAAGTAGCACGATTTTCGATAACAATACACCCTGCTGAACCTGGGACATTGGCATCATCGTGAAGACCCAGTTCAGACCGTCCATAACCGGGGACAGGGGACGGTAAAATAGGGAAAAACATACCTTCAATACCTTTGGTAGCAAGAAAATAACCTTCAGTAGAAATGGTGTATTCACTATAAGGGGGTAACAAACCCTTACCTTTAGTCCTATAGTGGGTGTGATTCTGAAACCCAGTAGCACCGGAAGTAGCGACTACGGCACAAAGTTGTTTGCCGTCCGAATCACGAAGAACAAAAGTACCCCAAAGTAGTTCGGTACTTTGACGAGGACGAAAAATATATTCAGCAGAAACAGGATAAGACATAGAAAAAAGTCTAAAACAGGGTGAACCATTTTAGGAATCGAGCGGGGGGGGGTTACTTTTTTTTTCTTTTTCTAGGGTGGTCAAATCAAGAGCATTTAACTCCCTATCTCCTATAAATAGATTTGGGCGGACTTAGTATAACAACAACGAAGACTTCAAATACTAATGGGGTAAAATAGGGTGGTGGATTCTTCCCTGACTACGCCCAAAACAGTTGAAAAAGGGGAAAAAGTAAGTGACAATTAAAGAAATATTAAATCCAATAGGGAATAACGTGATTAATTGGATATTCCCAACAAATAATGAATGGGGAATACCCGTCTTGAGCTTAGATATGCAAGGAAAATGGCCAGAGTTACCAATAAACATCTGGGGAGCAAAGGCAAGAACGAATAAGTTAAAGGGAACAATATTCCATTACACTGATGACTATCGAATGTCGGGACATTGGAAAAATCCCTCAAAACTGATTGAAACAGAGATAACTTTAGTGGGGGAAGTAAACTATACGATTTCCTTACAAAGTCCAAAAGCAATAGCAATCCAGAAGATATTCCAAAAAAGATGGTTATCCCGTTATTGGGGGGAAGCGGGGATAAAAATCCTAGTAGACCTGAATGTACCGACGGAGTTTGAAGAAATCGCCTTATTAGGAGTACCGAAAGGGTGGAAAGCCTACTGTACACATGGATATAGTGAAAGAATCCAAGCAACATACGAGGAGTATGAGACGGCTTGTCGTCATGCCCAGAGTAGAGAAATCTATTTCACAGTATACGGGGGAGGACGGAAGGTAAAAGAGGAGTGTGAAAAGATGGGATGGGTTCATGTAGTGGAGGAATCTGACAGAGCGAGAGGGAGATTCAAAGATGAATTTTCGATAAAAGATTATGTGGTGGAGACTGCTAAAGTAGTAGAAAGTCAAAAAGTAAGGGCATTTTAGGGGAGTGTGATTTTCCGCCCAAACCAGATGTGGACAGTCCAATAATGGAATACAGGAAGAAACTAAGATGGTAAAGCCAACCGGTGGAGACGGTCGCCCTGACCGTAGAGAGAGAGAAAAATCGAGTCCTAACGTAGTAGAGCGTGCGTTTGGGGCAGTAAAAGACAATCAAAAAAAGAGAGATTCCGCTTCGAGGACTGTAGAGGAAGCTTTTAAAAAAGGCAGAAAGGGGTAAACCACCTTTAACTAAGGTAAAGTCTAAAAGTTTTTTCTAGACCCCCTTGACATCCAATCTACTCTCTGTTATACTGGGGTTAACCCAACAAAAACCAGAACTTGAAATGGCTGTATTAGAACCAGAAAGACCAGATGATAATGATTATCATAAGCTAGTCGAAGCGCAAATAGACCTGCCACTAGAGTACCAATTAAAACTATCGCTACTGCTGAGAGCAATAGAGGCAGAGTTCTCGATGGATAAAGACCCGTCAGCAACACACATTAGATTCCCGAAAGAAGACTTACAGAAAATTGTCAACCGACTAAAAGGAATGTACTCCGATATGTACTGTAATATGGTAGCAACCCAATTGTTCACCCAGAAAGCATTAGCGGAGAAATGGGGTATTGAAAAATGACCCCTGACAACCATAATCAGCCAATAAAAACCCTATCAAACTAGGGTTTTACCCTAGTCAAAAAATATGCTTGAACAAGAAAGAAACGAGAAAAAGAAAGAGTTATTTAATACAGTACCCTATGGATTAGCCCTTACCGGACGGGTAAGGGACTGGGGTAAACAACCTCAAGGGCGACTCCCTGTTAGCTGTACTGTGTTCGATGTCCAAGACAGTATGGAAGGTAAAGACGGTATCGAAGATTCTTGGTTATTTACGAGTCACGGATTAAGAAATGCGGCTGGAGTAGCAATTAATCTATCGAATCTAAGACCTGCGGGGACTCAGAATGAGTTAGGGTTAACGGCATCCGGGCCAGTAAGTTTTATGGAGTTCTATTCTAAGATGAATGAAATTCTCCGTCGTGGGGGAATTTTCAAAAACGGAGCTTGCAACATTTACCTAGACTACGACCACCCGGACATTGAGGCATTTATTGACGCAAACGAGTTTGCAAATGCGTGGGTAAAGCAGACAGTGTATGTGGACGAAGGGATTCGGAACCACCCAATCAAGAAAAAACTGGCTGAAGCGGTGGACAAAGGAAATATCTGGTTAGCCAAAAAGATATGGGACAAAAACGGAGACCGCCTACTATTTCAAGTCTGTACGGAAGTGGCCTTAAAAAGTCGTGCTACCTGTCTAATCTCTAATGAAAATTACGGATTACTGGAGCCAGAAGACTTCCCACAAGCATATCGGGAAGGGGCAGAATGGCTGTGCCAACTCCATGCAATCACCGGTGTGGGAGAGACAGGTCAATACCTGAGTCCTGAAGAAGACCGACAAATAGGATTGGGGGTTATTGGATTAGCATCGTTTTTAGCGACTCAAAAAGTAAAATACGCTGAATTTGTCGATGCTTTAGAGGAATACGAAATCCTAACTTCAGGGTTCCGGGAGGACATCATCAAAGAGAACGAAGGGAATGACTATTTCATTGGGGGGTGTTCGAGACCAATCTACCTAGTCCATAAAATAGCTCTAGGCTTCATGGAAGCGGCGGTAGTGGGACGTAAGTACAATATGGATAGAATCTTTACTGTAGCTCCAACTGCAACGAGTTTCACAAAAAACTTCGACCGCTACGGGTATGCAATCACCCCTGAAATCAGCCCACCGCTAGGTCGGGAAATTGAAAGAACATCCGAAACATTTGGTTCACAAATGTTCGCTTTTCATCCCGATGTAGAAATTGCGTCGGAAGTAGGGTGGGACGTTCAATGGAGACTACTGAACGGATGGCAACGGTTGATGGATTCCACTGGATTAGGTCATTCGATTTCTGCCAACATTTGGGATACTTGCCCTGTCAATGAACAGTTCATTGACGACTTTATGGATGCGGACATCAAAACGACCTATTATCGCCTCTCAACCCTTCAACAGGCAAATGACAAATCTGGCTATATTTCAGATGAGGCACTAGAAAAATTAGGTTATCTTCCCTCGAAAGAAATGGACGAAGTAGACGACTTATTTGCGGAGTTATTTGGAGAAACCGACCCGACCCCAACCCCTGTTCAACCCGTGTGCAACATTGGTGACGGGTACTGTGAGGCTTGCGGCGGAGACTAACTCTAGTTCTTTAACGGTTAACCTGTTTTAAAAATGGTTAACCCTTGACAAACCCTTTGAACCCTGTTAAAATAGTTAAAACACCAAGAGCAAGATTTAGACATGGAAGACTTCACTAAAGAAGAATTAATAAATATATCCCGTCTTCTCCTGTTCGCTTTGCATCTACAAGCAACGGAAGCGGGGAATGGGAACGGGACAAGTGCAATAGCTGTGATACCATCGGAGATGCGGGATATGTTGTATGAAGGTGAATTAATCTTTTCCACCCTTGTAAATCCTGAAGGTGACATAGTAATCACTACCCAACTCCAGACGACCTAATTTTCAACCCAGCGCAAAGTACAAATGTTCTTACCACTTTATTATCATGCGGCTGAAGGGAGTCTAGAACCGTCGCCCTGTGGTTACGGTCATATCGTCCCAGGTCATGCCTGTTATTGTTCGCATCCCGAATCTGTTTCAAAATGTCCAATCTGGAAAAAATATGGGTTAGACCCTGAAAAGTGGAATTTCAGTGGGGATTGGGATGAAGAAGGTTGGGAAAGCGGTTGTAAATATTTCGTACCCTACCCCCTTGACATCTAATCTACCCTCTGTTATACTGGGGTTAACCCAACAAAAACTGGTTAAGTGAAAACCAAGCTTAATCAATCAGGGTTAAACCCCCTTTAACTAGGGAAAAGCGGGCAGTTAGCTTGTGGAGTGGGGTTAAGCCGTCTTACCCACTGTGAAGCAAGAAATCAAACCTAATGTCTAGTACAGGTGTTCTACTATAAACCCAATCTAAAGGTGAAAAATGGCTAAACTCTATGTGACGAAATACTGCCTGACTAATGGGGTATACGAGGCAGAAGGGGATATTGAGGGTGAATCTTCCTATGTCCATCTGAGATACAGTTTTGGTGGGAAAGACTATCTTCAGTTGGGGAGAGACGTTTTTGAGTCAATCGAAGAAGCTAAAGAAAATTTCCTAAAACGAAAAGAAAAAGAAATCTCAAGTATGGAAAAGGAATTGGCTGAGTTAAAGGAATTAAAATTTTTCTATGCTAGAAGGGGTAAAAACTGTTGAGGATATGCAGAAGATTCAGTTAATTCGTCGTTCTAACGGTTTAATTGTTTCTCACTGACTTATGAAAAGCCGCCCTTTAGCGATAGTGGAGGGCGGGGTTTCAGACCCAATTTTTCGATGAAAATGCTCAAAAATAACGCTGAAAAAATGTTAAAAGGACAAACCCCAGTACCAACGATGTTAAAACCTGAATTTGCTGACTTAAAACCATTACCGAAACTGGTTATCTGTTTTGGAGAGTCTGGCTCTGGGAAATCGGAGTTCCAACGGATTTTAGAATCTTGTCTAAATTTTTCTTGGATTCACCCAATTAATGACTTTAAACAATTCCTGGAGCGAAAATTTGGTTTACAGAAAGGGGCGATGCACACCCCTGAAGGAAAAGCCACAAAGTTTGAGTTCAATGAGTTTTTCCCCAAAGACTTAGAAATCCATCTGTATTGGTTCTTAGCAGACCACTATGGTATTTCAGGAATTGAAACGCCAGACTATGTTAATGGAACAGGGAAAACACTAGGTACAATCACCAAACTAATGGTAGACCGTATATTTGCCCAAGCCAAAACTTTGGGGGAAATAGAAACCCTGGCTTGGAAAGAAATGAAAGACATTGACCCTCATTTTTCTCTACCCTATGTCAGACGAGAATTAACCCGGTTACTGCGAGAAGGCAAGGACGTAGTAATGTTGGCAATAAGAAACCAGCATGAACAAGTTTTAATCCAGGAGGTAATGGAGCAAGGTAACTGTATTCCCCATTTAGTAAAAATTAACCGTCCTGGTTATGAAGGCTTATTTACTGATGTGGAACAAGATGAGATGTTCAATGCTTTGCATGGGGTAGTTCCTGAAACCCAAATCTACTTGAGGACTAATGACTTCCCCACTTTAGCAGAGTGGAAAGCTGAGTGTTACGAATTAGGGTACTTTCTGAAGTATAGTTTGGGTTTACCAGGTTTGACCCTATCCTAACCCCGTTAGGACTCTATTAGCCCAGGCTAACCCTGTTCAACCTCGCCTAGCCCTTAGTCCGCCCAAACAATATAACCCAGTGTAGCCAAAAGCCGCACTGGGTATAGCTTTGTGTTCGCCCAGACCAAAAAGTTAAAAAATAAAAAAAATTTGGATGAGGAATAACTGACGCTTTTAGGGATACTTAAAAGAGGGGTATGGGGGGTCTACCGTAGAGTTTAATCGGGATTAAAACAAGCGGAACAAGGGAAAGACAGGTTTAAGGTAGTTAACCTCTACAAAGAAGCTTTAAAGGGGGTTAAACTAAGGATTAACCAATCCAGACTAAGGACTACCTTTAGGGATAGATAGGGCTAGAACCCCAGCAATAAGGGTAGTAGTGGCATCTACTAATTTTGGGGCGTACTTATCGGGTTCTTTAATAGATAGTACACCTAAAAAAACAAAGCCTATAGAGGCAAGGGTCATAATTATCTGACAGGGTTTCATAATACATGAGCTAGATTACACATTTAGGATGAGCGATTGGGGGTTCTGCTTTAGACCCACCTTTGTTGAAATTTATTAACATTTTCGGTAGTTTTATACTAAGGTTAAAGTCTAAAAGTTTTTTCTTAACCCTCTTGACATTTAATCTACTCTCTGTTATACTGGGTTTAACCCAACAAAAACTGGTTAAGTAAAAACCAAGCTTAATCAATCAGGGTTAAACCCCCTTTAACTAGGGATAAGCGGGCAGTTAGCCCGTGTTAGCTTGTAGAATGGTGTTAAGCCGTCTTACCCACTGTGAAACAGGAAATTAATGTTAATAAAAGTTAACATTACTATAACGGAATATGGTTGTACTAAGTCTACCCCTGCAACAAACCTGACTAATAGATAGTTTCCCAACTGTCTATTGCAGGCTACACTATAGTATGGTTGTACTAGGGGAAAGTTTATACGGTTTATCAGGTATTGTCAAGCCCTCAACCATTAGAATTTCTTATCTATAGCTATAACCGTTGCTTATACATGGACTTCCTTTGACAATGGTCAAGGATAGACTAAGATTGACAATACACCCAAAATAATAACAGACCCTAGATTAGGATAAGAGATATGTCAGAGCAAACGATTTTCGGTAAACTATTCAAGGCCAAGAGAAACTGGTCTGTAATGCCGATACAATCCGGAAACTGTGTACACGGGGCAGAAAAGACCGTACAGAAAGCACTTCAGGCACGGTTATTAGAACTACCCGTTGGCGAATGGATTAAAGAAGGAGCCAGACGGGAAAAGCATTGGTTAAGCGAAGATGGCTTACGTTTGTTGGCCTCTAATTTTAAGGATGAGCAAAAACACGATGAGCAATTAGATTATTGCTACCGTAACTTAACTCTATGTGACCGTGAGACTAAAGAGGAGATAGAAAAGGAATCTCAAGAAATCATCCAAAAATGGTTCAAGATGGGTGAGAAATACCACCCCATCTTAGTCACTTGGATTGCTGAACAATCTGTATTCTTTCCCGTACTAACCATCTACCGTAGACTAGGCGGTGTACAGTTGGCTAGTGTGGCCGCCGAGATTAGTCGAGATGAGGCTATCCATGCCCGTACCAATGGTACTATGTCAAAAATGCTAGGTCAACAAATAACGCCTGAATTAGACGACCTAAGACAGGAAACGATGGAATGGCTCACCAGTGACTTAGATGGCTCTATAGATGGCATTTACGGGCAACAGAAAAGCTATCTTGACCAGTCTTACAAACTACTACATGAGGGAAAGTATATAGAGTTTAAAGATACCAGTGCCGCTATCATGGTAGGATTCTTTGAGACCCACCGTAGTCATATCCCCCGCTACGGAACCGTATAGTCCCACCCCCTGCAATAAACCCACCCTTGATTGGGTGGGTTTTGGATTTAATGGGGGGGTTAGGTGGGTTTAACCCAATCTAACCCCGTTTAAGATGTCTAGCGTCGGTTTACTCTTGTTTGAACCAATTCAGACGATTCAAAATTGTCTCGAATATGAGTATTGAAATAGCGACCGATTGATTCAGCCAATTCTAAGTCTTGGAATACATCCTGTGGTACATCGTGGTACAGGTAATCACGGCCACTATTGAACACGATTCTTAAAGTGTTGTCATCATACCCGATAGCTAGGATTGCACTGGATTGAACTGTTTCTAAGTTAGGAATCATAATTTTTGCTCTGTTGTTTGGTATGTGTCCACTATAGCAAAGTTGGGTCTAGGTTGTCAAGCCCTAATTAATAAGGATTTCTTATCATTCAACCATAGGAAATCCTTATAGGGGTTAGTCTTTTGAGGTTAAAGCTTCAACTAATTGGATTTTTGTTAACCGTCCATAGTTTTTAACTTTTCTCTTGCTGGCCATAGCTTTCAATTCCCTGATAGTATACAGGTTTGCAAGGGTAAAATCAGGGACAGGTTCAAGGGGGGCAGGGACAGGTTCAAGGGGGGCAGGGACAGGTTCAACGATGGTCGGAGGGGTTTCTACCCCTACAAAAAATTCAGGGGGGGTTTTAGGCTGTGTTTGTTTAAAAACCTCGTCAATGAAGTGGATACAAGCTGATACCGATGCAAAGAACATTAGAACAGAAATACTGAGATGAACCGTCTCACCTAAGATAAGATTAGCTAGTTGATAGTTAGACATTTAAAGTACCTCTTGTTTTGGTTTGAATTTGGTTAACCCGGTGAAGTGAGTGGGTTAACCCTTTGCTTATGTTTCTATTATGCCTTACTTTTTAGGGTCTGTCAAGAGTTAATGTATTAGAATAACTTATCAAGGTTATAATAGTTACTAATGGGTTGGGGTTAACTCTTGATTATTTTTTCTAGGTAGGTATAGCGTACCGTGTACGGTTGATGAACATACGGTTGTGATTGAGATTAAGTCCATAGTTAGTTCCGTCCTGTCTCACTTAGTAGGGTTTGCATTCACCACTGACCACTTCCAAGTCCATACAGACTTTATTATTCGTCAGTGGTGATTCCTGAGAGAGATTAACCACCATCAGAATAAAAGGAGCCAATAAAATAATTACTGCCAGTGTATAAATTTTGTTCATTGCACATCTCCGTTCTATGTTTCTATTATGCCTTACTTTTTAGGGTCTGTCAAGAGTTAATATATTAGAATAACTTATCAGGGTTATAATAATTACTAATGGGTTGGGATTAACTCTTGACTATTTTTTCTAGGCAGGGGTAGCGTACCGTGTACGGTCTAGGCTTTTATGGGAATCGGTAGTATCGTTTAACCAGACCGTAACGACTGTCCAGTGTAGGGGGGTTTCGGCAGAAAACACCATAACTAAGTCTTTGGTGTTTGAGTATGGGAAACGGTAAACATATCGAGGAAACTGTCTGGTCAAGTTTAATTCTATCAACTTACCGCTTGAGGGGTTAATGACAGACGGTAAATTAATTACACCGTCTCTTTTGGACTCTATCCGTGCATGGGGGGTGTACCGCAGGCTACGTTTAGCTGTAGGAAACTGGAAATCTTTAGGGAAACCTATTTGATAATGGTAAATCATGGTAGGTACTTGTTGGGGTGGGTTTGTTTTCTTTCATGTATCTACTATAGCAACATTATAGGGAGTCTGTCAAGTAGGTCAATCATTAATCTTTCTTATGGGATTGATAACGGTAACTAATATAAGATTAGCTTATCCGTTAGATAGTTTAACTTATATAAGTCTTGCTTATGAAATTGATAAGGCTACCTTATCTGAGGGTAGCCTTTAGGATTTATTTATTTTTGGTTTTATCTAGTAACCGTTGTACCCGTTCTTGCATCTCTACCCTCACATAACTCGTATAGGCATAGGTGAACCTACCCACTCACACACCTGCAATGAACTCCCTAATCCTATTAGTTGGGTTAGGGAGTATTGCATGGGTTAATTATTCGTGAAGTACACAGTAGTCAAAATCATATTCAAACAATAACAGATTAACTCGTCGGAATAGAGACTCGTAACGCTCTGAGCGAAGATGTAGGGAGTAGGATATTTGGTAGTATTTGTCTGGGTCTGGGTCTTCTGGGTCTTCACTGGAAAACCAATTTGTTGAGTCGTCGTCGTTGTTAGCGACTATCCCTAAACTGTGTGCTAATCTGATTAGACCATCCAAGCCTATCTCCGATATTTCTTGCCAGTAATCTTCTTCTATATCTAGTGTTTCTAGGTTTGGGTCATATTCGCAGTGATAACCCTTAAAATAAAATCCTTGTTCCGAATATTCCCCATCGACTGCTGACTTTAGTGAAACTACTTGATAGACGATTCTAAATTGAGACATAATCGGTTTCCTTGTAGGTATGTTACTATTATATCAGGGTTTACTGGGTATTGTCAATCCCTCAACCATTAGAATTTCTTATCAGTGGGTATAATGGAAACTTGTACACTTCGCCGTCTATCTTTACCTCCACATAACCCGTATAGGTATAGGTGAACTAACCGTTACACGCACCTGCAATGAACTCCCTACCCTATTGGTTGGGTTAGGGAGTATTGCAGGGGTTAACCAGTTTAAATTTTTGGTTAACCCTGAGTTAACTATTTAAACCGGTACAATTCAATATAACCTTTGGTTTTAAGAATTTCTACCAATGAATAAGGGAAATGATTGGCAATGTCTATGAACCATAATCGGTCATAAATTATACTTACCTCACCATCATAATCATAGTAATAATCATCAGTCAGGAAAAAGTAATCTTCCATACCCTCAACACGAGGAGATAACCATTCGTCGCATAAGGCATCCTCTAACAAGTCAAACCATAAGTAATCTACAGGTTTATCGAAAAACTTTGGATTTTCCTCTAATTCTTGAAAAAATTCTAAAGTTGGGACTAGGTATATTACATCATCCAGTCTATAGATACTAAAGTATACCCCCTCACGCACTAGGTTGTCTTGGAATCTTTCGCTTAGTATGAATAACATTTTGGCTTCCTTTTTGATTGGTTGTTACTATTATAGCAGTGTTTTTCTGGACTGTCAAGGGTTAACTTGGTTAAATTTTGGTTAACCCTTGATTTAGGTTAGTCTAAGGAATCTTCATCCTGCCGGTCGGTTATTTCACGGGCGATTTCTTCGCAGGCATACCACACCATGAGATTATAAAACTCATCTAGAGATTCTAACATATCAGCCCGTTTGAAAGAGGAAATCATCTCAGCCACGTTTTTACAGCCCAATTGTTCCGCTTGTTCAACTGCATAATCCCAGATTTCCTGTCCATATTTTTCCCATAACTCGACACATTCCGAATATGTTGTTACACCGGGAAAACCACAATCCACCCCATGATTTACAATATCCTCAGCATACTCGGAGAGATTTTCCTCAAACCATTCTTTAAATTCTTTCATTTTTTTTTCCTTGTCGGTATGTTTTCATTATGGCACTTTTTCGGGGGTCTGTCAAGGGTTAACTTGGTTAAATTTTGGTTAACCCTTAATTAAGGTTTAGAACTTAAATGTTCCATACGGGCTTAGATAGAACTCTGTAACATCCTCTTGATTAGGTGGGAATGCCTCTACCCATTCCACTATAGCATCTATCAATACATCTCGGTTGACTGTCATTTGGGATAAATTCTGATAGAATACTTTGTCATCCCAGTAGTACAAGTGTACTTCCCTCAGTGGGTTTTCTAAGTCAGAAATTTCTAATCCATCTTCTGCTAGTAACTGCTCACAGGTTAAGATTTGCGCATAGATTTCTTGTAATTCACAGGTTAACAGTGTTTCTAGATACCAGTGGTAAGTAAACATAATCGGTTCCCTCTTTGGTATGTGTCCATTATAGCAGTGTTTTTCGGGTCTGTCAAGGGTTAACTTGGTTAAATTTTGGTTAACCCTGAGTTGAGTTTAGAATGCGTATGTCGCTAATTCAGCTTTTCTGGTTTCTAGGAACTCCCGACGGTTTCTGGTTATCACCTTGAGTTGATACCCGTAGTGTTCCTCTAGGAATTTCTTATACCAAGCATATTCGTCTGGACTAGCAGGTACAGTATCACTAACGACCCAATGGGGGTCACATCCACCATGCCCCCCTACATATTCCCATGATTCACAGTAATAGGGGTTATCGCAACTGACGATTTCTGGAAAAATGGCTATAATACTATTTGAGTATTTTACCCATTTACGAAAAATTACTTTTGTGGGGGAGTTTTCAGTAGTCATAATCGGTTCCCTCTTTGGTATGTTACTATTATGGCATTGTTTAAGGGGAAAGTCTAGTGGACAGTTAAGGAACTGTCACACTCCCTACTTAACTAGGTTAGATTGAGTTTAACTTAGTTTAACTCTAGTCTAAGTAAATCCATCCTCGTATGGACATAGCGTTGCACTCACCAAATTTTTCTGAGGACTCCGAAAGTCGGTCTAATACAGCCTTATCACAACCGTTCTCATCCCAGAACCCAGAACCATGATGATTACGGTTTAGGTAGAAGTTATGACCTACCAGTTCTTCGCTAAACCCAGACTCTAGAAAGATATTAATATCCTCTTGGTTTTCGCTTAAGAATCTTTCTACATCCCGTGCGGCTTTTTCTTTGGATTTATTGGTGAAACCGTGACCCATTTTAGGGGTTTCCCCTCCATTTTCCCCCAGACAACACCATTCTGCGGCCGTTAAATAACCACTTATATAGGGGGAAACATCATCAGGGACGTGGTTAGGGTAAAATTGGGGCATATTTTTAAGGGTGGTTAAGGTGGTTAACGGTTTAGTTCTGTGTGTCAAGATTATATTTCTTACCTGAGTAGGTTTTGTTGCAATCATTACATTGAAACACGGGATAAGGGTTTCCCTTTACATCCTTTTTAGTGGCTCTATTCTTGACCTTTAATGACCCACAATGTGGACACTGTTTACCGACTAGGTTTTTATAAAAACCTTTAGATTTTTTTAACCATTGTTCATCGGTAATTATTCCTTCCCCCCAAGATACTAAATCGGGCAGAATTTTGGACAGAATTGGTAATCTTGAATGAGTCATAAACTGTTCCC